AGAGCAACTTTATCTTTTTCTAATAGACCCATTCTTGCTTGGCGTCTAAGCAAATGTTTTTCTACATCGGTTTCGCAACCATTTTGTTGTTGTGCGGTGCCTTTATTAGTTAGTGACTGTTTATGATTGCCGTTCTGAATACATCCTGACATAGTGCCACCTAGAAAACTTCCTGTAGCGTCAGATGGATTCAGAAATGATCCAGCATTGATATTATTTCCGTTTTCGTCTAGACCATTTAGCAAATCAGAGAGCAAGTCATAATCACATGGAAAAGTAAAATGAATGGCTGCTCGTCTAGAACCTCTATCATTATAACCCATGTTCTCTCTATAGCCAACTTCGGAATGATAATATGTATATTTTGATCCTTGTGAGGCTAGACTTTTAAGTGATCTAAAATGATGCTTTGCTTCCCATCCATTATTTTCGTTACCATATGTCATATAATGAATAAAAGATGGATCATCGCCGTCTAGTGCCAGATTTGCTTGCTGCTGTATTACTTGAAATGGATGGATCATCTCGGCGATATAATCTCTCGCCGGACTACAATTCTGAATATCTGGATTAGAAGCACCAATACAAGACTCTAAAACATATCTGACAATTTCATCTGGTGTGGTACATTTCCATGATTTACTTACAAGTGTTTTTGCATCCTTGAGTAGTGATACATCGCAAGCATGAAAAGTCATCTCTTCGGTCTGACCGATGTTAACTGGCATAAACTCTCTGTTGTCTAATCTATAGACAGTCTGAGCCACTTTCATTCTATTACCGAAACCATCTTCCATGTTAATAAACATTATCTGATTTTTAGTAGCATCCCAGTTTTTAAATGGTGTGTTTTTGTATATCTGAGATTGAAACGTGGCAGAAGTCTGTAGTCCAGGAGTCAACAAACTTTCCGTAGTGGTAACTTCTTTACAAGTTGTTTGTTTGAAACCATCTGTGCCACCAATAGTTCCTGTAATACGAACTCTACCCGAGTCTGTTCCTACACCACCATTGCTGCTATTAAAATCAGTAAAACTCGACATTAAACGAGCCTTCTAATATATGTTGGTCTATTAGAAACCATAGCCTTAAACTCATCCTGTATTTGTGTGTAATATTCTGATTTGATTATCTTGATGGAGCGACGATCATCATTCAATCTTTTCTCATGTTCGTAACAATAAACGATTTCACCATTGATTGTTACCTGTATCTGTTCTCCATTAATGTCATATACATTAGGCACAGCATACTCACCAGTAATAGCAAGATTACCACGATCTAGTGTCGCACCAAATGCTTCACCATTGTCCAAGTCTGCCAATAGATCCACTGTTTCACTATCTGCGGTATATACAGTGGAGTCGGCAGTTCTATATGTTGTGGATGTCCATGGTTCATAATAGCTGAAAGGAATATCATCTGGCATGTTTTCGGTAAGTCTCTCACCATTCACCCAAAATCTGGTGATATTTTCAACATCGGTTCTAATGTTCTTTCTTTTGATCACCTTTTCATAGTGGTGTGGTGTTGTCAAAGCATATTCCAATGAACCATATTTCTCGATGACATATTGATTAAAAGAGGAATCGTCCAGCGGCCATTCGAACTGTGCGTCCATAATATTATTTGCTAATAGTATTAACCAGGCACCGCCGGCATCACCATAAAACTTCTCGGCTAAAATCTCTGGTGTATCGCCATCTTCAATATCATACACTGTATATGAGTAAATATTATTGATGACGTTTCTAATAACACCTAAGCGATAATAGATGTTTATGACTTCCTCATAGTTAGATGCTTTGCCTCTAACCTTATTGATATCATACTTAACCTTTGGAAACAAGTCGTAGAATTTGCTGACTGCCATTTGTTATCCCTTAATAACCCATTCGTCTATTTTTAGTTGGACTGCTTTTTCGTATTCTTCAGGTAGTATCTTAATAAATCTTGATCTAGCATGATTGATTAGATATCTGTGAACTGCCTGAGGCATTAGCTCATATATCTTCTTGGATGATTCCATCAGACTCAAAAACTCTGCGTTAACGCTGGCTTTATCATCATCGCTAGTTCTCTTATACTCTATAATCTTTTTGACAAACTCTTTTCTATCACCGGTGGCTAGATAGTGCATATTAACACCTAGAAAGCCATCACGATACATCTTGATAGGAAAAGCCATCGGATACTTGTCATATATTTCCAACTTTGCCTTTAGCTTTGGATCATACTTGAAGAAGTATAGATTGCCTATTATAGCATTTTCACCTCTAGAACTATTAAGCAACCGTTTCTGAACCGTACCAGCGGTTAAATCTTTAGCTTTCTGATTTATCCAGTCGGTTAATTCATCTTGGGTATAGTTTTCCATGCTTTTATTTATCTTACATTTTGAATAGGTCAGACTCGGTAATAGTTCTAAAAGTCCATCCTCTATCTTTACAAAACTCTTCGGCTGCCTTCCATTTGGCTTGATTGATTCCCCATGTCACAACTTCGGTGATATACTTCTTGGTCTTTCTCTTTTGAGGAATAGGCTCAATCGTTTGTGCTTTAGGTTTAACCTCAAGGAGATACACCTGTTTATTGCCATTGTTATCAAGTGCCTCAACATAGAAGTCCACAAAGTAACGATGCGGTCTATTATCTACAGGAGATATATACGGTATTATCACCTCCTCGGAAGACCATTTTATTACATTCTTGTTGGTGTCACACCATTGCATGACCCTTCTCTCCCATCCAGATCGATATACGATATTGTCAGCATCACCTTTATACTTTTCAGGATGTTTCGGTCTAAAAAAACCTTGTTTATACTCATATGCCATATTATACCTCTACTAAATATATGTAGTATTCCTTTTGGAGATATAAATGGCAGGTAACGCATATCAGTTTCCTTCTGATCTATTAGACTCACCAGAGTATGGTCATATGATGCAATTTACTGCATATACACCACAGTTTGTTATTGCTGGTCAGGGCGTTGGTAATAGACAGATACTAGACACATTTCTATTGTATGTTCCTGGCGGTGGAGAAAATAATCTCGAATGGTCACAGCAACATGAATATGAAGAAGTAAAAATGTCTAGACTAGGTACTGGTGCTGTATCTGGTATTATGCAAGCAACTCTCGGACATGGATTGCCATCGAAAGGCGCTGGTGTTGCAGGCGGTATTTTCAGAACAACGATCAATCCTTACGTTGAAGTTTTGTATAGAGGTACAGACCTCAGAGCATTTCAATTTTCTTTTCTGTTTTCACCGCAAAGCCGTGAAGATTCCCAGATACTATATGGTAATGGTAACGGAACAGGTCTATTAAATAGATTTAGATATTATGCAGCACCTGAAATCTCTGGTCCTGCTGATCTATTATTTTCTAGTCCGTCAGAATGGGAGATAGATTTCTTTTATAAGACGCCTTCTGGTGGTTGGGCAGTGAATAACAAACTACCAAAGATCGCAAAAGGAATATTGCAGCGTGTCGATGTTGACTATAATCCAGATTCGGAGTTTAGCACCTTCGAGTCAGGTGATCCAACTTCTTCAAGATTGACAATGCGATTTATTGAAATGGAAATCATCGATAAGAGAAGAATTGGCGAAGGATTCTAATGGCATACGCAGGTAACAATCCTCCAACACAACTAGAAATTAACAACATGCTATCTGAATTGGATGGCAACGAAAGCGTTGTTAAAGGTTGTAGATTTATTGTCCGAATCAATCCAACCGGACTTTTAACAAGACTTAGTTACAGTAATCAAGTTAATAAACTGATATATGCTTGCGACGGTGCGGAGTTTCCAGGAAGAGCCTTTCAAGTAACGGAAGTCAGATACTATGGACCTAAACAGATTATGCCTAGCAATACCATATATGGTGATGGCATCAACATGTCCTTTATCTGCCGTAGTAAAACTGTTGAAAGACAGTTCTTTGATGACTGGATGGATATTATCAACCCGCCAACATCATATCATTTCAGATACCCTAATCAGTATTATACAGACATAGAAATATTCCAATATGCGGAATTTGGTTCAACTCAAGGTTCTTTAGTAACAACACAATCCGTAAAAGGAATACCTAATGAAGCAAATCCACAAAACAAATATGCTCCTCAACCCATCTATGGCTGGAGATTACTTAAAGCATGGCCTACAATGGTTCAACCACAACCAGTTACATGGGCCGATTCTGATATTCTTAGACTACAGGTAACATTCGCTTATAAGAACTGGGAAAGACCCGGTGATTCGGAACAGGCATCAAGGAACATAAACACTATAGCATAATGGAGTTATATAATGGCGTTGCCAAAGATTGATATACCAACATATGATTTGACTTTACCATCTAGCGGAACAACACTTAAAGTTAGACCGTTTTCTGTTAAAGAAGAAAAGTTGCTGCTTATCGCATTAGAGTCCAAAGATTCTAATGATATCATCAATACTGTTAAACAAGTGGTCAATAACTGTATTGTGGAAGGTAAGTTTGATGTAAACAAATCGCCGTTCTTTGAGGTTGATTACATATTCATCTTTCTAAGAGCAAAGTCTATTGGAGAAAAGGTAGCAGTTAAGTTAACTTGTAACAATGTTCTAGAAGATGAAACCAAATGCGGTAATATATTTCCTGCCGAGTTAGATGTTAGTAACTGTGAGATTGTAGATGATAATCCTGTACCAAACGATATCAAGTTAGGCGGTGATAAAGGTGTCAAAATGAAATATCCAGGATATGGTGCTATGAAAAAGGTAGATAGCAAGCTGGATATTGATAGAACAGTTAACATTATTATTGACAGTATTGATTACATCTATGACGCCAAAGGCATCTACTCCGCAAAGGATCATAGCAAGGAAGAACTCAACGATTTTGTTATGGGTTTAACCGAAGAAAACTTTAGAAAGTTGGAAGAGTATGTCAATAACTTTCCTACATTTGCTGTAAGAATAGAGGCAACTTGCAACAAATGTGGCTTTCAACATAAGGTGAGGTATACAGATTTCGCTGATTTTTTTCTCTAATGATGTCATATGAAGGCTTGGCTGGTCACTTTAAAAACAACTTTAGTTTGATGCATCATCATAAGTGGCCTTTATCAGATGTTGAAAATATGATACCATGGGAAAGACAAATCTATATCGATATGCTTACACAATACTTGAAAGAGCAAGAGCAAAAGATGAAAGATTTAGAGAATGAACAAAGAGCCCAACTTCAACAGATGTTAAGAAAAAAGATGTAAATGGCACAAAAATCAAATTTCTCAAAGTTAGCACAGTTTAGATCCGAAGAAAGAATGCGAGTCGCACAGGGTAATCCTGGTCTTCTTTCTGGTCTCACACCTACACAGATGGCAGAACTCTTTCCAGATTATTTCAAGAGAGGAACACCAGATGCTGGTGGTTTCTATGCTGCTATATCTAAAGAGTCTGCTAGAAAACAAGGTCTATGGCAAGGTAGCGTTGATACTCGTTTAGATCGTCAAGGTGGTATGCTATCGAGAATGCGCCAAGAGTATAGCGGCACAGGAAATTATGGTTCTACAGCGGCGTCAGGTAATCTAAAACAAAATCAACAAGAGGCATATAAAGCAGCAAGAGCAGAAGGTCTATCTGATTCCGCTGCAAGAATCCTTGTCGCTAATATGTCTGGCGAGTCACTAAAGAATCCTGGTGATCATCATTGGGACGTAAAGCATATGTCTCAAGGCATTGTTCAATGGGATCCGACAAGAGCAGAAAGAATCAAAAATCATTTTGGTGCATATCCAAAAGATATGTCGGTAGCACAGCAAACAAAAGCAGCTATCTGGGAAATGAAAACCTACTATGGCACATCATATAATGCTCTGACAAATGATAATCTATCTCCTTCTCAGAGAATGCATACAGTTGTCGCAGACTATGAAAGACCACAAGATGTTGGAGGTTCAGTTGCTAATAGAATGGGTTTTTATAATGGTCTAAATGTAACAGATGACTCTGGGAAGGGAGGCACTCCTCAACAAGGTAAAGGTGGAGCAACACCAGGGCAAGGTGGTACAGCGACAACTCCTGGTGCGCCAGGCGCTGATACAACAAAACAAGCCGGACAGAGAACAGAAGGCGCTTCTTTTAATGTTGTTAGCGGCTATATTGTTCCTAAAGATAACTCATTATATGATACAAGAAACGCACAACAATGCGCCACACTAGGTAAGGCATTCAATCCTGCTATTGGTA